TGTATTTAGAAGGTAGTCATATTGTAGATTTTGGTCGAGACCGGGCAATTTATTCATCTCATTGGCCAGCATGGCGCAATCATAATGAAAAGAAAGCGCCCTATTCACAAGAAAAGGAACATATTCGTTCTCTTGTGATAGGACGCATTTCTGCTTTGTCTTCATTATGGATGGAAGTATATCTCTAAAAATGTCAGTCAAAATCCTGATCTCCTGCACATTCCTTAAGTACTTCTTCAATCATTGTCTTGAGGTCATGGAGCTGTGCTCTTTTTACCACATTTAGGGATATTTGCGTATCCACAATCGCCTCATCCCTAGTAAAGACCTCAGGTGGGTCCTTATAAGACACGACATCCTCAATACGCTGAATATTGGCCTTAGGCGGTTTGGCCAATGATGCGACAATAACATCTTCGGCATTGGCCAGACGGCGATATAGAAATGCTGCTTTGTTCCTGCTTATTGTCATTTTACCTCACAATCCACCATTATTTCAGTTAGGCATGCCACTAGGTTGATCTCCTGATCGGCAACAAAGGCGCTTTGGTACTGATACTTACCAATAATGACCACTGCCTGAGGAATGCTCTCCGGTTTGAAGTAATCATAGAGACCATCATAAATCTTACGGAATATGCTGGCTGGTTCAATATCTGAATTGGCAGCAACCCACTTGCGCATTGTTCCGAAGTCTTTAGCCTTGAGCGACTTCACCAACTCATTCAGATTACGGACCGCAGTAATCTGGGCAAGAACCGAGGCATCAATTGTACCTGAGGATGAAAACCTCTGCAACTCATTAAGAGTTCGGCGAAAGTCTGGAAAGAACTTTTCCACGATTTTCACCAACGGCTCTCTCACATACTCAACCTTCTCTTGTTCAAGAATTTTGATGATACGCTTGAAGAACACCGCGGCCATCATAGGTTTCTCCTCCGGCCGAAGAGAGAAATCAATAACAGCACACCTTGAATGAATTGGCTCAATGATACGTGATTTGAAATTACATGTAAATATGAAGGTACAATTGCTGCTGAATGCCTCAATTGTACCTCTCAGAGCACGCTGAGCCTCAGGTGTAATTGAGTCGGCCTCATCCATAATGATGACCTTGCGGCCGCCATAAAAGGATGTTGTGCTAGCATATGTGGTTATCTTATTTCTCAATACATCAATACCTCGCTCTGAGGATGAATTGATGAATAGGTAATCCAAGCCAATTTGCTCACACATAGCACGCGCCACCGTAGTCTTACCAACTCCGGCGGTTCCTGTAAGCATCAGATTAGGAATGCTGCCCTTGTCAACGTATTCCTGAAAGGTCTTTTTGATCCTCTCAGGTAAAATACAGTCCGCAATTGTTGCGGGCCTGTACTTCTCTACCCACAGAAACTCTTCCATGTTTATTCCTTTGTCACAGTCTCATATGCTTCGGTAAAGTCGTCAAATCTCTCCTTGTGTTCCTTATAGTTGGCCTCATAGTAGACCTTGAGGATTTTCTTCAATAGAGCCTTATCAAGACCCAATTCATCAACAATACCGTCAATGGCCTCTTTCTGATATTCCTTCTCGGCGGCCTGACGGGTCATTGAGTCGCTTAGGTCATCGAGCAAACGCTTAACGCGTTTCTTTTCCTCAGGGTTGAGGCTTGTGAATGTCATTTTGGCAGGTTGTCTGTTGTGTCCAATCATAATATATCCTTTCTATCACTTAGTATCTAGGGAAATGAAATACGTCATTGTCTTGGCTGAGTTCACAAACCTAGCAAATGAGTTCTTGTCACTTTTCTTGATATCAACAACATAATCATTTGGCATCAGCTTAATGGACTCTGTTGTGAATGTCGCGCTGAATTCCTCACCATCAAATGTATCATCCAAATGAATTTGAACGACGTTTGATGCTGGGTTGCTCTTATTGTGCGCCTTGGCGAGTAGATCGCGACCCTTGTTATAGAACGTTAGGTTTGGCAGATCATTGACCGAAGCCATTGCTTGTAACTTGCCCATGACCTCATTCTTCAATTCAAAGACCGCGTTTGGATTGTCAATGATCAGTTTCTTGTCCGGAGGTGTAATGATCATATCAGGCTGTGAAGACCAATAGGTCAGACTGATACCACCATCCCTCATGTCCAATTTATTCTCCTCAAAGGTGAAGTCGGCGGCCTTCGAACCAATGAATGTGGAGAGATTGGCAAGGAACAAATTCAGATCGTAAATGCCAAATACTGTCGGAAATGTTTCTTCAAGGATGGCCTCTACAAAGATATTCTTTTCCTCCGAGATTGTCCTTTGAACATTGCCAGGTTTTATTACCATACCTGAATTGATCTTGGCAAAATTCTTCAGGACGTTAAACGTAGTTTCACTAATTTTCATTATCTTCCTCCTAGGAACGAATACATCATGTATTCTACACTACTTTTCAAGTCTTGTAAAGAGCCATTATTGTCGATCATATAATCCATCCTTTGAAGTACATGACTCCATTCCGATTCATGTACATTTGGATGGTTCTCTCGAAAATATGCCTCTCCCTTTACTCTTAGAACATCAACCCAATCTGGGTCTGCTCCTCTCTTAACAACAATTACCTTACCTCCCTTACTCCGTATCCACTCAATCTCATTAGGAAACCTTACATCGGTAATCACAACCGAATTTAGTTCCAGTGATATCATTTTCTTATCAAGAGCATGAATCCAAAAATCTGGATGAATAACATCGCGCATGCACTCAGTTCCAAATCTTTGTAAAATAAGGCGGGGTGTAATTGTCTCATTGACACCAATGGTCCGAGTCCAGAAAGGATCAGGCACTTCACGGAACCTTCGGCTTGCGTCGGTATCACCTTCCAGCAACTCCCTTGGCCAAGAAAACAGAACAGAAACGGCATCCTTGAGTGTATCGGCAAATGCCATTTTCTGATAACCATATTGTTGTGATATGATCTCAGATACGGTTCCTTTTCCTGAACCTATCAGTCCAGCAACACCAATAATCATAATATATCTCCTATTCTATAATGCGCCTGTTAATTTTGCAACAGCTGTCATATCTCCGCTGAAGGCATATGTGCCAACATGCTGGGTCTTCATCCAAGGACAAAGCCATACTTTGCCTCCGATTGCTCTCCAGTATTGACAGAACATATAATCCTCGGAAAGATACCTGTGAGAATCCGGATCAATTACTGTGTCGAAATATGCATGAATATATCGCGACCCATCGAAGTTTGCTTGTCCTACATGATCCGGTTTATAGTTCAAGTGTGGATATTCCTCTTTGAATTTATCAAAGACTGCCCGCTTGACCATCATATATCCTGTACCTATTTCCATTACCTCTAGAGGGTCTGTTACATCAAACGATTTTGTTCCAGGTACAGGATTGAAAACATAATCGCCCACTACGCCTTCCAACTCTCCTGGGTTGAACGTCTTAGGATCAAATCCAGGTTCGGCAATTTTCTTTTGTGCAGCAGCCCAGACTGCTTTCCAATTGATAGATTTCTTTGGATATGGAGCACCGATTATATCTTTATCGATGCATAGGAGGGCAATAATGTCGTTGGGATCGAAATGGATATCGGAGTCTATAAACATCAAATGTGTATATCCAGACCTCAGAAATTCATCAACCAAATAGTTTCTTGCTCTCGTTATCAAACTCTCATTGAACAAAAACGAGAACTTGATTTCCATACCATACTTAGTGCAAAGGCCTTGTAGGTCTAGGCACGACTTCATGAATAATCCGTTGGCCATTCCTCCGTACATTGGTGTGGCCACAAATATTTTATTTTTTCTTAGGTCATCTACTTTAACTTGAATGTTGACAGCCATAATTTATTCACTCCCATATTATAAGTGATATAAACTATATAGTCAACAAAAAAAGAGGGAGAGTTGCCTCTCCCCCTTATTTCACTCAACACAATGAGTTTTTAGGCAGCGATGCGATAGAACATCCGCTTCTTACCCTTGACGGTGCGGAAATTACTATAAATAGTCTTCCCTTCAACGTTCCTCAGGTCCGAAACGCGCTTGTGGACTGCACTTAGGGGCACTCCGGCAAGCCGTGCAAGATTAGCAGGGGTGATCCCCGGCATCTTGTTGTTGCGACGCAGCTGCTTGGCTACTCTAGTTAGTTGTGTCATACTCTTCCTTCTTTCTTAGGGCGCCCAGTTAAAAATACTGAGGTCGGCGCCCAATTAACCTCAGTAACTCATCAGAAGGTAACTTCCTTCTGGG